AGACAACACACAGGTTTTGATGTCCTCCATCTTTGCACAGCAACGGGACATCGGTGCAATTGACGAACATCTTGTGCGGCATATGGTGTTGAACACCTATCGTATGTACCGCAAGAAGTTCTTCCGTGAATACGGGGAATTGGTTATCTGTCAGGACGGTGGAGCGTCTTGGCGGCGTGAATACTTCCCCATGTACAAGGCAAAGCGCAGGGCTGACCGCAAGGAGAACCCCGAGCAGTGGGAGCGGTTCTACGGTATCATCAACACCATCCGCGATGAAGTCGCGGAAAACTTCCCGTACAGGAACATGATTGTGCAGGGCTGCGAAGCCGATGACATCATTGCATTCCTGACAAAGCGATACGCTCCCACCGAGAAGGTTCTCATCTTGAGTGGGGACAAGGATTTCGGTCAACTGCAACTACATCCTGGCGTGGATCAGTATTCTCCTCTGCTGAAGAAGTTCATCACGGTGGAGAATCCCAAGCAGTATCTGCTTGAACACATCATCAAGGGAGACTCTTCTGATGGTGTTCCAAACATTCTTTCTGACGATGATTCATTCGTGGACGAGTCCAAGCGACAGAAGCCTGTGACGAAGAAGCGAATGGAAGAAATCTTGGAGTTCTACGCCGATACAGGCAATATTCCGACAAAGTATTCCGCTAATTGGAATCGCAACAAGACGCTGATTGACTTGCTGCACATTCCTGCGGAGTACGAAGAAAGAATTGAATCGGAGTGGAATAAACCTTTTACCCCTTCTCGCGCCAAGATTCTCAACTACATGATTGAGAAGGGACTACGCAACCTGATTGAGGACATCGGAGATTTCTGAAATGAGCAGAAGCAATGACTGGAGCGAATACGACCGCGATCCTAGTGCGAGAAAGGCGCGTAAAAGCGTAGAGCGCAAGCACAAGAGCGCGCGGCGGCACGATGAAAAGCAGCAACTCAAGGACTACATGAACGATATGAACGCAAGACGAAAGGACTTTAATTATGACGAGTACGAAGACAATGACGAGTAATTCCACTACCATCTCAAAGCGGACTCTTGAAATCCTCAAGAACTTCGCGTCTATCAACTCTGGCATCATCGTGAACGAGGGCAACACCCTGAACACTCTGTCGTCCACGAAGAATATTCTTGCGGAAGCCAAGGTTGGCGAGACTTTCACGAAGTCGTTTGCCATTTGGGACTTGAACAAGTTCCTTGGAACCGTGAGCCTGTTCAAGGATCCAGAGTTCGTGTTTGAGGAGAACTACATCACAGTAAAGAGCGGTAAGTCCAGTGTGCGATACTACTACTGCGACCCGAAGTTGGTGACTTCCACAAGCAAGAAGATTGCTATGCCGTGGTGCAGTTTGACCTCACCGCAAAGGATTTTGCGGACATCATCAAGGCAGCGTCCGTGCTTCAGGTTGGACACCTGTGCGTCCGCTCGTCTGCTGACGGTTCCAAGATTGAACTTGCCGCCACGGACAAGGGTGATGTGACTTCCAACTTCTATTCTCTTGTGGTGGGAGACAACACTTCGGGAGCCACATTTGAGTTCATCTTTGATGTGGAAAACCTGAAGATCCTGCCTGGCGACTACACCGTTGCCATTTCCGAGAAGGTTGTTTCGTCCTTCTCCAACAAGAATGAACCGCTGACCTATTGGATTGCTCTGAACGCTGACTCTACCTACGAGGCTTGATTCGTGACTACAACTGAAACCGTGAAGGGTCTTTGGGTTGAGAAGTACCGCCCACAGACCGTGGAAGACTGCATTTTGCCAACGGAAACGCATGAGAGTTTCATGCGGATGGTTGAACGGGGAGAACCACAGAACCTCCTGTTGTCGGGAGGACCAGGCTGTGGCAAGACCTCCGTGGCAAAGGCACTCTGCAATGATCTTGGTTGTGACACCATGATCATCAACTGCTCCGAGGATGGCAACATTGACACCCTCCGCACGAAGATTCGCAGTTTCGCTTCCACCGTGTCCTTGACCGATGGGGTCAAGAAGGTCGTGATCTTGGACGAGTTTGACTATTCAAACGCACAGTCCACTCAACCCGCCCTTCGCGGTTTCATTGAAGAGTTTGCGGACAACTGCCGCTTCATCCTGACTTGCAACTTCAAGAACAGGGTGATTGAGCCGCTGCACTCACGATGCACCTGCATTGATTTCCGCATTCCCTCCAAGGAGAAGCCTGCTCTTGCGGTGAAGTTCCTGAAGCGGGCAGCGGAAATCCTTGAAGCGGAGGGGGTGCAGTACGATGAGAAGGTGGTAGCCCAACTCATTATGAAGTACTTCCCCGATTTCCGCCGTACCCTGAACGAATTGCAGCGGTACGCCGTGAGCGGCAAGATTGATGTGGGCATCCTGAACAGCGTGGGTGATGTGGCTGTGAAGGAGTTGATCAAGCACATGAAGTCCAAGGATTTCGGTGCTGTCCGCAAGTGGGTGGTGGAGAACTTGGACAACGATCAGACTCGCATCTTCCGTGCGATCTACGACAGCCTGTACGAAACTGCGGAGTCTGGCTCCATTCCTCAAGCCATTCTTGTGCTTGGCGACTATCAGTACAAGGCAGCGTTTGCAGCCGACCATGAGATCAATCTCACGGCGTGTCTTGTGCAGTTGATGATGGAGGTGAAGTTCAAGTAATGGCACGGAATCGCAGCGTCCGAAAAGGTAGAGTGTTCAAGGATTTCAAGGACAGGCGGGAGTATCAGACACCTATAGATCCTGCTGATTTTCCTGATCCCCCGCACTATTCCATAATGCCAGAAGATGTGCGGCAGATGATGAAGCAGGACATATCAAAAATGACACGATCCGAACTTGATGCGATGATGCGTACCAACAAGCAATACTTGAAGGAATACAACAAGAAAACCAATGTCAGGAAGACCCGATGTCGCACCAACTGACTGATTATTTGAATGCCATCAATGTGAACAAGGAACCGCTCTTGGACGAGAGCGAGTCGTACACGAAGCAATCGTATCCCCCGTTCGTGGTGACGCGCTGCTTGTCATATTTCCCCGACACCCTGTTCGCCGCGAACGAGATGAACATCCGCCCCCACTTGGATTCAAAAATGCACTTTGACTTCCTGCGGGGTGCAGTGCGTCCTCGCAAGCGGTTCTCCAAGTGGCTGAAGCGGGAGGAAGACACCCGTGTGGCGGCTCTGACGGAATACTACGGCATCTCCACACGGAAGGCGCGGGAAGCCCTCTCCGTGCTGTCTGAAGAGGATGTGGAGGAGATACTTGCGGCGGTGGATAAGGGTGGAAAGCGGCGTTGATCTAAATAGTTCCGTGTCTGTTCAATATTTGGGAGTGAACGCAACATGGAACAAAACGAACGCTACATTGACCTTGAGACAACCGATCTGCTTGAGGTCACGCTACAGAAACCTGATGACTTCTTGAAAGTCCGTGAAACGCTGACCCGCATTGGCGTATCGTCCCGAGCCGAAAAGAAGTTGTGGCAGTCCTGCCATATCCTCCACAAGAAGGGCAAGTACTACATTGTCCACTTCAAGGAGATGTTTGCGCTTGATGATCTACCCACCTCCATCAACACCGAAGACACGGGACGGCGCAACACCATTGCGTGTCTGCTTGAGGAGTGGGGCTTGGTCAAGATCGTGGACAAAGCCAAGATCACGGACAAGGTTCCGCTGAACAAAATAAAGATCCTGCCCTTCAAAGAGAAGGGCGAGTGGGAATTGTGTCCTAAATACCATATAGGACGGTCAAAGAAGACCATGAAGCCCGAAGAGTGAACAACGGAGATTTATAATGAACCTAGTGATCAAGTTCCCCACCCGCAATCGTCCCGACAAGTTCAAGGCTGTGTTTACGCGCTATCTTACCTTCCTCAGTGGACGGCATGATGTGCGTTTCATCGTCACGATGGACGAAGACGATCCCACGATGAACAACCCAGAGATGCAGCAGTGGTTTGCCACTCGCGCACAGAACGCACAGATTGAGTGCTTCTACGGCAACTCCAAGAGCAAGATTGAGGCTTGCAACGCGAACCTAGAGGGCGTGGACGGCGATGTGCTGCTTCTTGCGTCCGATGACATGGTTCCCGTTCAGATGGGTTACGATGACATCATTGCCAAGTGCTACGAGCAGGCTTTTCCTGACTACGATGGCGCAATCAAGTTCTGGGATGGACTACGCCCAAAGGAAGACCTGCTGATGACACTCACTGTCATGGGCTTCCCGCTGTACAAGCAGTTTGGCTATATCTACAATCCTGAATACAAGTCCGTGTACTGCGACAACGAGCAGACACAGGTTTGCGCTGCGCTGAACAAACTGCGCCGATGCGACCTGTGCATTATTCAGCACCAGTGGAGCGGAGAGCCGTGGGACGAACTCCATGCAAGGAATGAGAACAAGGAAATGTATGGTGTGGACGGTGAAACCTTCAAGCGGCGCGCCGCAAACAAGTTTGATATGGAGGTAATGTTCAATGCAACAACTCGCTAAAATAGACCACTACTGGCAAGATCCGATGTTTGAGGAGGGATATTTCACCTATCCCAATCTTTATTTTGCTGCGGTTCGTCACTTTCCGACCAACAGTCATTTTGTGGAGGTTGGTTGTTGGAAGGGACGCTCTGCTGCATTCATGGCGGTAGAAATTCACAATTCAGGGAAGTCTATTCAGTTTGATTGTGTGGATACATGGAACGGAAGTGTCACAGAAGAGCCACATCAAAATGATTCGTGGGTGAAATCAGGAACTCTATACGAACGGTTCTTGTCAAACACCGACCGTGTAAAGCATATCATCACACCAAAGCGCGGAGATTCAGTTGAAGTCGCTAGCACATATGAAGATAATTCGTTGGATTTTGTTTTCATAGACGGCGATCATCGTTATGAGTGTGTAAAAGCAGATATAGAAGCGTGGTTGCCAAAGATGAAGTCAGGAAGCATATTGGCTGGTCACGATTACGGATGGTGCGAAGATGTCCGTAGAGCAGTCCATGAAGTTTTGGGAGAAGGTACCGATTCATACACAGATCGTTATGGAATAGGTTACAAGTCATACGATGATCCTTGGGGCGAAGGCTGCTGGATCATAAACATTGATTGAGGAAAATCATGCCAGTATCAGCAAGTAAAATAACGGAGACTATGTTCAATGTCACAGCAACCAATTAATCATTTTTGGCAAAACTCCATGTTTGAGGAAGGGTGGTTTACCTATCCTAATTTGTATTCCCATATGGTTGGTATATTTCCTTCCAATAGTCATTTTGTTGAGGTTGGTTCCTGGAAGGGACGATCTGCTGCATTCATGGCAGTAGAGATTCATAATTCAGGAAAGAGTATTCGTTTTGATTGTGTTGATCCGTGGAATGATCTTGATCCACATCCATTAATTCAAAATGATCCGTGGGTGCAGAGCGGAAAATTGTACGATAAGTTTTTGTTCAACATTGATAAAGTGAAACACATCATCACCGCAAAGCGCGGCGAGTCCATTTCTATAGCAAATGAATACAACGATAAATCACTAGATTTTGTCTTTATTGATGGTGATCACCGATACGAATGTGTCAAGGCAGACATTGAGGCTTGGCTACCAAAGGTCAAGCCTGGTGGTATTTTAGCGGGACACGATTATGGGTGGAATGATGTTACTAGGGCAGTACAAGAAGTATTAGGAACAAAAGTTAAATCAGATCCTTGGGGCGAAGGCTGCTGGATCACAAACATTGATTGAGGACAATTATGCCAGTACCAGCAAGTGAAATCAAGTTCAGCATTCTGATTCTGTCCATCCCTTCCCGCTTTGAGTCGCTGAAGGCGGCGGTTAATCACCTACAGGAACAAGCCGATGCCACGGGGCAGGGCAAGTCTGTTGAGATTCTTGTGCTGCTTGACAACAAGTCCAAGAGCATTTCCGAGAAGCGCAATGACCTCCTGCAAATGGCACGGGGCAAGTACATCGCTTTCTTGGATGACGATGATGCGGTCAGCAAGGACTACATGAGCGCGATCCTGAAGGCTATTGACGAGAACGATGTGGACTGTATCTCGTTCAATCAGTGGTGCAGTATCAACGGCGAACCGATGGATGTGGAGTTCGGCATCGGTAATCCTCACGGACAGTTGTGGCGTGACGAGGACGGATTCCTTGGCGACATCAAGCGTCCACCTTATCATATGTGCGTGTGGCGGCGAGATATCGCGGTGAGCGAGGCTTTCAATTCCGTGTATGGAGCCAACGGTCAGTCCACGGAAGACATTGACTGGCTCATGCGTCTGTATCCCAAGATTCAGACCGAGCATCACATCCCTGATGCCCTGCATGGCTATATTTACAACTCAAAGACCACGGAATCGCTAGTTCCGCAGGATCAGCAGTGAAGGTAATCTCCTACAGCCTGTGGGGAGACAACCCCACATATACGGTCGGTGCCGTTCGCAACGCGGATCTGGCGGCGCAACTGTTCCCTGATTGGACTTGCGTGTTTTACTGCTTTCAGTCCGTTCCTGCCGAAATAATCGCGCAGTTAGAATCTCGTCCGAATGTGCTTGTGCGGCGGGTAGAGGGTGATTACAATACCGCAGACAGCCGTGGTATGTTCCACCGTTTCCTTCCCGCAGACGAAGAGGGCGTAGAGTGCATGATGAGCCGCGATACAGATTCCCGTCTGTCTGAGCGTGAGCGGCTGGCGGTGGACGCTTGGATTGCCAGTGGAGCGGATCTCCATGTGATGCGCGACCATCCGTATCACGGGGTTCCCATGCTTGGCGGTATGTGGGGCGTGAAGGGCGGCAAACTCAAGGGGATTGCCCGTGACATGGAAGAGTTTCAGCCGAGCAGCGACAAGGGACAGGACCAGTCGTTCCTGTGGGAATGGGTTTGGGACAAGGTAAAGGACGGCGAACTGGCGGTCTGCGTTCACGATCCTTTCTTTCAGAAGTCTCCATTCCCCGATGGCGCAAAGCGCGGAGAAGAAAATGGTGGCGTGTGGTTTGTCGGACAGGTCTTTGATGAAAACGACAAATACAACAGCCAAAGTGATTTAGACATGGTGAAAGGACAACCGTAATGGATAGAATACTTTTTGTTCATCATCATTTGGGAATGGGAGATCACATCATGTGCAATGGTCTTGTCAGGTCTTTGCTCAATGATGGCAAAGTTTATACTGGTGTTTATGTCTTTGCAAAGGACAAAAATGCTTCTAGAGTCTCCCGTATGTTTGATGATGATCCGAGGATACAAGTAGTCCCGATCCCATCATCTGAAAACGAAATTTCATATGTGAACGCGGTCATCAGCAAGTATGGAATAGTTGATTTCGTTCGTTGCGGATTTGGTGCCATAGACAACCTCATGTCTATGGGACTGATTTCTAACTTTGATGAAGCATTCTATATCGGGGCAGGAATACCGTTTGATGCAAAATGGTCGCAGTTCAAGATTAGACGAGACTACAAAGAAGAACAGAGAGTTTTGAACAAACTGAACCCATCGGAAAAGCCCTTCATGTTTGTACATGATGATCCTTCTAGAGGTTTTGTCCTCAATCCACCAAATCCACACGGGCTTCAGATCATCAAGAACGATGTAACGGTAGACCTATTTGACATGATTGGTGTGTTGGAGGCTGCATCTGAAATCCATTGCATGGAGAGTTCGATAAGCAATCTCATAGAGTTTTTGCCGAATGTGGTATGTCCTTTGTATATGCACCGAGGAATCCGAGTAGACGAAAATGGAAAGTCACAAAATGCTACCAGTAGAATGAAAAGGTGGACGATTGTATGACGGTTTTCAAGAATCTGATCATCGGATCTACATCTCAACTGGCAAATTACTTTCCTCAAGAGTTCGTTCGTGTTTCTTCTCGTTCGGAACTAGCAAGCCATTGCAACGAGTCTTGGGATACGGTTTATGTGTGTTTTGGTGAAAATCGTACCTATCTTGCTGATTCGAAAGACTCTTCAGTCACGGACGAGTTTTATCGCATAAACCATGATCTAACATTAAGTGTCGTGAATATGTTCAAGAACAGTTGCAGGAGAGTGGTGGTTTACTCCACAGCAGAACTGTGGAACGATTGCAATGGTGCTGTTGGAATTGATACTCCGTTTCAGTACAAGCCCAACCATTACATACAGTCAAAGTACAATATGACAAAGGAACTAAAAGACAAGAGCAGATACCCGAATGTCAGCATTGCTTATCCATTCAACTTTAATGGGGTATACAGAAAGGGCGACTTTCTGTTTGGTAAGGTTTTTGGTTCTATACTGAACAGAACTGAAATACAGTTGGGAGACACCTACTACTACAGGGATATAGTTCATCCTAAATGGGCTGCTGAAGAGAGCATGGTTGATAGAGTAGGTGTAGATTTCATCATTGGTTCTGGAAGACTTGTGTATGTAAATGATCTGATACGATGTTTGTATTCGTCTTTCGGTCTTCGATATGAAGATATGGTCACTGAAAGAATCGTCACTCCATCAATCTATAGGAATCGCTTGTTTTATTCGGAAACAAAGGCAAAAAACAGTGATATCGAATCTCTACTGACATCTCTTGTTGCCGAACTGAAGGAGTTTTCTCATGCAAGTTGAAGTATCTTTGGGTGAAGTAGTGGACAAGTATACGATCCTTCTGATAAAGGAGCGCATGATAACTGATCATAGTAAACTATTGAATGTCAAGAAAGAGCGTCAATACCTTGAAGATGTTCTCAAGCATGAAAATTTTTCTGACACGGAGATGCTTGACCGATTGACTCTGGTGAACGAAAAGTTGTGGCACATAGAGGATCGCATTAGAATCAAGGAATCATTGAAACTGTTCGATGATGAATTTATTGCTTTGGCTCGTTCCGTGTACCGCACCAATGACGAAAGGGCAAGGATTAAAAGACAGATAAACAGTGCGTATGGGTCTAACTTCGTAGAAGAGAAGCAGTACACCGATTATTGAAATAGTCAAGCGTCCAAACAGAGGCGACATGAATACCAAAATTAATATACTCATTCCTATGGCGGGTCGCGGAGAAAGATTTTCTTCTGTTGGTTATGATCTTCCGAAACCACTAATAGAAATCAATGGGCGACCTATGATAGAATGGGCATTGCGTAGTTTAGATGTGGATTTTCAACTACACAATTTCATTTTTGTGGTACGAGACTATCAAAACGATGAAATCAATGATCGTCTTTCATCTGTTTTGAACACTCTAGTGCCGAACAATACAACCATAAAGATTGATTATGTCACAGAAGGACCAGCGTGTACTTGTTTGCTTGTTCGTGACATCATCAATGTAGCAACTCCTCTTATGATCGGAAACTGTGATCAAATTATGAGATGGAATGGATCATACTTTGTAAGCAGTTGCCTTAATTCTCCATATGATGGCGTGGTTGTTACTTATGATGAAAGTACTCCAAAGAACAGTTACGCAAAATTAAATTCTCGTGGAGATGTGATACGAATTGAGGAAAAAAATGTAATAAGCAATGTTTCATTGAATGGCATACATTTTTGGAAACACGGTTTTGATTTTGTAAGTTCTGCGGATTCTATGATAAAAAACAATGAGCGATACAACAATGAATTTTATGTTGGTCCAACATATAACCATATGATTAGTGCGGGAAAGAGGATTGGCATTTTTCATATTCCGCGAGAATGTCATAATCCAGTTGGAGTGCCTAGCGATCTTGGTGTTTTTTTGGAGAGAAGTAAATGAAGAAGCACAAACTTTCTGATATGTTTCGTGGATGGTTCGTTGGTGATTTTGAGCCTTCCGTGCTGCAAACAAAAGAGTTTGAAGTTGGTCTACTCACCCACAAGAAGGGTGAGAAGTGGGAAGAACACTATCACAAGGTCGCTACGGAAATCAATGTCTTGGTTGAAGGAAGCATGACGGTGAACGGCATACATATAGAGGTTGGAGACATCTTTATCATTGAACCAAACGAATCCTCCGCTCCCATATTCTTGGAGGATTGCAAAGTGCTGTGTGTAAAAACACCTTCTGTGATTGGAGATAAATATGCAACTATTCGTGAATGAAAACGAGATTGATTCGGACAAGTATTTTGTTGTTACTTACAAATTGGAGTCGGACAAGAACCTCCGTGATGCTGCGTGGAACATTGCAATCGGGCAGAGCGTAGGCAATCCAAATGTCAGAAATCGTTGGGAGACAGAGGATTTGTTCAAGAATCACTCTTGTCTGATACTCGCTGACGAGACTGAACTACAGAACAAGACATCAGGAGAAGTCAAGATAGCGTTCCCTGTGATCAATACTGATTGGGAAACAGATGGAATCAGCCATCTGCTCTGCCAGATCATGGGCGGTCATGTTGATATTGACTTGGTGAGGAAGTGCCGCATAGTCAAGTTGGATCTTCCGCAAAGTGTCACCAAGCACTTTGCTGGACCAAAGTTTGGCATCAGCGGTATGAGGAAGTTCACGGGTCAATACGAAAAGCCACTGCTTGGCGCGATCATCAAGCCCAAGATTGGTATCACTCCCGAAACCCTGTTGGACATGGTTAAGGAACTCGTTGATGGCGGCGTTGATTTCATCAAGGAAGACGAGATCATGTCCAATCCGTCTTTCTGTCCACTAGACAAGCGCGTGGACATGATTTCAAACTACCTGCGCTCACAGTCTCGGAATGTAGTATTCTGTCATACCATCAACTGCGATCCGCACATTCTCGCGGATCGTGTCCGTAGAATCCATTCGCTTGGCGGAAACGGTGTACACATCAATGTGTGGAGCGGATACGGTGCGTACAACAGCATCAGGAAACTAGACCTTCCGATCTACCTGCATTTCCAAAGCAGCGGTGCAAAGGTTGTGACAAGCGTAAACAATCAGTTCAGCATCAGTTGGTCTGTGATTTGTCAGTTGGCTACTCTCATGGGTGTAGACACCATTCAAACAGGAATGGTCGGTGGCTACAGCAATGACGATACAGATGAGATACTTGAATGCATTCGCGTTCTTCGTGCAGGAAATACGGTTCCTGCTTTGAGTTGCGGTCTTCACCCTGGTCTTGTTGACAAGATCACTTCACTGGTTGGCAACGATTACCTTGGAAATGCTGGTGGTGCTATTCACGGACACCCAAGCGGAACCCTTGCTGGTGCCAAGGCAATGCGTCAGGCTGTTAATAATGTATACGGAACAGAGTACACACAAGCAATTGAAAGATGGGGAAAAATTTTGTGAAGGTCTTGTACATCAATAAGGGTTGGGATACAGACTATCAGGCATCATCCGTGATGCATGGATTGAGAACTCTTCTTGGAAAAGACCTAGTAGATTTTCCAAAAATGGAAAATATGTACAAGTCTTCGTTGCCTTCTACCCATCACCAAGAATTGCAATTACGGTCAACCATGTATGGTCGTGGCTTTGGATATCCTTTTACACTTGATGATGATGATATAGACAGAACCGAAATAGTAAAAAAAATCAAAGACAGATATTTTGATGTTATCTTATTCGGTCCTTGCAACAACTCATTGTTGATTGGTGATTGGAACCTTAGCGTATTTAATGTAGCCGCAGAGTGCGGAAACAGAGTGTGTTTGATTGATGGGGATGATTTAGATGCAGGCACTCACGAAATAATTCATCACCATCTGTTACAGGTAGTTTCTAAAACTAATGGAGTGTATTTCAAACGAGAACTACAATCTTGTACAACAAAACATTTAGCACCAATATCGTTTTCGTTTCCTGTAGAAAAAGCCACGCTCACTCAACCGACCAAGAGCAATGTGTTTGCTATGGAATCCTCTATAAATGTCGGATACAAATTTGAAAAAGAGGATGACTATTATTCAGAATACAGGAAATCTTATTTTGGAAAAACAGGCAAGCGAGGTGGATGGGATTGTCTTCGTCACTACGAAATACTATTCAATAGAGCAATTCCATATTTTGAAAACCTAGATCAACTACCCACAAATACCATGTTTAGATTTCCTAGACAGTTGGTCAAAGACGGAATGCGTTGTCTCAATTCTGATGGGACGGTAGATTCTAGTTGTTATTTTGATGTAGAAGCCCAACTGTTCCGATACAGCATGGAAAACCTTACTACGATTTCAATGGCTCGGTATATGATTAATAGGATTTTTGGAGAATAATATGCTGAAAATATTGTTTGCTACGGCAATAGGCGATGCTAAATCATATGATTATTTAACAGATGGTATTCTTCATGGACTGAAAACCAGACCAGATCAGTTTGAAGTGTATGAGTGTTTTGCCATGAAGCACTTGTATAAAAAGTATCCAAACGAAGATGTTCATGCTTTGTTTGGTAGAAAAAATCTTGATGGAGAACCAAACGAATTGGTTTTGACCGACTGCATTAAAATGATCTCTGACAAATTTTTTGATGTGATCATTTTTGACTGGAGAACATCTAGTCCTTTTTGGCATAGAAACGGGCATTGTCCGTATTTTACCGAAACTATGGCTATTAGGAATGCCGCTTTCGCTTCCTATCCCGCAGACAAAATTGTATTTTTAGATAGCAGTGATGATAACATCGGAAAATATGATATGTTTGTGGAAGAGTTTCTAGGAAGATCAACATACTTCAAGAGAGAACTCTACATTGATGATCCATATTTTCATCCAATAGACATACCATTTGCTGCTGAAAAGGGAAGTCCTCTTGTCCTCTCCGATTGCAAAGAAAAGTTCCTAGCCCGTGTCATACCCGAGAAAAAAGAGACATATGTGTTCAAAGATGAGTCATCGTACTACGGTGATTATGCAAAATCATATTTTGGTGCTACATGGAAGAAAATAGGATGGGGATGCTATCGTCATTCTGAGATAGTTTTTTCTTCTTGCGTTCCAGTGTTTCCAGATATAAAGGAATGCCCCAGAAGAACTCTAACATTCTTTCCGAAGCAGATGTTTGAAGAAGTGCTTGATCGTGGGATATTGAACCAAGGTACTTTTAGGATACAAAAATACTGGGATCAATATGCATACGAAGATTTTGCAATCAATGAATCCAATGTTGATGTGTCGTGGTATGATGATATACTCACACGGATATACCATCATGCCCACAAACATCTAACAACCACTGCGATGGCAGACTATGTTTTGTCAAAACTGAACACATAAACGGACAGAATATTATGAAAATAGTACAGATAGGTGCGTGTAGGGGGAATGATGATCTGACACCGATCATCAGTAGTAATGAAATTGAAAAACTCATAATAGTAGAACCTATGTGTGTTCACAATGAAGCATTGGAACTATGCTACGCTTCTATCAAAAACAAGACTATAGAAAATGTAGCGATATCCTGCACAAACGATGCACACATTGATTTTTACTATCATCCAGATGACGGTCCTGGATACGAAGTATCATCAACCGATATCAATCACATCATAAAACACAGACATCTACAACCAGATAGAATAATCAAACTACGAGTTCCATCAATCGGAATAAATGATCTGCTGAAAAAGCACGGCATGAACGAATTGGACATACTGTTTATAGACGCTGAAGGACTAGACGACCAACTAATCCGATCAATAGATTTTTCCGTATTCAAGATACACAACATATTCTACGAAAACCTACACCTGAAATCAGATGTGAATCGGTATTTGCGAGACTTGGGATATGTTGTCTATGAAAACATCGGTTCTAACGGGTGGATGAATTTGGCGGTTATGAACCCAGATCAGATAAACTCACTGTCATAAAGGACTATCATGGAAACCAAGGACTTTCTATTCTTTAACTATTCGTGGGTTCCTAACTCAACATTCTACTTTGAGTCCTTTGCAAAGAAAGGACACTCTGTTGACATAGTTACGGAACATACCCTACATTCATTTGTGCCAAAGCATAAGTACAAGAATGTGGTTCTGTATCTGCATGAGCCGTGGAGTCTTCCAATAACAGACCATCTCATAAACACATATTTTAGCGATGCTGTGTTGATTCAGCATGACGATACCGATTTTGAGGATGTACAGTATTGGAGTACTAGGGTTCCTGATTTGGTCATGCAGAGAGAATATACTGACAATACAAAAAATCCCCGTGGCTCTGCTATGGGTGCTTTTCATTTTCCGATCAATTCTTGGCACGATCCTGCCATAACCGAGAAGCCCTATGACCTATGTTTCTTGGCAAACATGACACACCCAAGACGAGTGCTGTTTTCTAAAAAGATGATGGAGTTGATGAACGGCAGACTGAATCACTTGGTTTGGAAAGTGAACATAGAGCCTCATGTGAACACCCCTTCACAGTTTTATAACAAGAATGCTTTTGTTGAACAGAAGGAGGACACAAAGACCATCGTGAACAAGACCAAAATTGGACTCAACGATTTTGGAAACTCATACGAGCAGTGGAGAACATGGGAATACGCCAGTGCAGGAACTGCCATACTCATGCCAAAGATGAAGACCAAATGTGTGTCCGAAGGATTCATGCCCTTTAATGAGTACATGATATTCCGTGATGATTACTCTGATATGGAAGAGAAGATTCTTTTCCTCTTGGAGAATAATCGGTATTTAGAGTACGGTCGCATGGCTAAAGAAGCATATGACACCCGACACAATCCCGAAAAGTGTTTTGAGTTTTACTACAATCAAGTAATGCAGTACGCTAAACAGTAATCTTGTATTGCTTGGAGATTTATACCATGAGTAATTCAAAAAACACTATACTGATCCGAGGATCCCTAGCATACGAAAAGTATCCCAATTCCTTTGTCCATGATACAATTCCTACCATCAGAGAGTGGTTTACTGGTCAATTGGTTGTCAGCACTTGGAAAGGACAAGAACAGCATCTGCGTGGATTGGAAGGCATGATTGATGATGTTGTGTTAAGCGATGATCCTGGTTTTGGATGCATACAGTCTTACGATAGGCAACTGATCTCGTATAAAGCAGGAATGGAGCGTTGTTCGGGAGATTTAGTGTTTGTTGCCAGAGCAGACTTCTGTTTGAAGAAGAATCCCTTTCACCTGTGGGAAAAGGTTCCTGCAAGACGGGGAAACGATATGAAGGTTTTTGAAAACCGAATAGTCATAGGAAACATGATGACTATTTCCCCCAATAAAGCAGAACCCAAAATTTCTAACTTCAGACCATCTGACTGGATACAGATGGGAACAAAATCTGACCTGCTGAAGTGGTCAGGAGTACTACAGAAATCGCATGAATTACATTCTGCTGCAACAGGTCTTACTGATTTGTCTACAACGGAATATAAGAGTGAGGCATACGGAAGCGAGCAACTGTGGTTGATCAGTCTTCTGAACAAATATGTGAGTGAAGACATAACACTCACCAATTACTGGTCCTGTGATCCTTATCTTGTGTGGTGCGCCTTGATTAACAACTTTGCAGTATTTAATACAAGGTCCACCATCGGTGCGTACAATTTGAATTGGGATTTTCAGCCAGAGTTCCATCCTTGGTACATGACGGAACAAGAGTATTTTCAGATTAACGAACAACTGAACGGATCAAGATGAAATACATTTCTCATAGAGGAAATCTAACTGGAAGAAATCCCGATAGAGAAAACAGTCCGACTTACATAGAGGAAGCAATTTCTGCTGGATATGATGTTGAGATTGATGTGTGGTACATTGATGGAGAGTTTTATCTGGGTCACGATGAACCACGGTATGGGGTGTGTTTGGACTGGTTGTTGAAACATCCACTGTGGTGTCATGCAAAAAATTTGGATGCATTGGAACGCATGACTTCTTCTGGAGTGCATTGTTTTTGGCACGAAAATGACCGCTTTACCCTAACATCAAAATCCATACCTTGGTGTTTCCCCAACAATTGGTCTTCCAAAGGAATCACCGTTGTTTTTGATGCCCCGTGTTCCGAAATTTTAAGTAAGAGTGTATTGGGTATATGCACAGATGATCCTGTTTCGTGGAAGAAGTTTAACGACACAAAAAACAATTTGGAAATTTGATTATGTACGACTATCTGATTGTTGGTTCTGGTCTGTTTGGCGCGATATTCGCACGGCAGATGACCGATGCGGGTGCGCGGTGTCTTGTCGTGGACAAGCGCAGCCACATTGGAGGAAACTGCTACACCCGAGATGTGGGCGGAATTCATGTCCACGAATACGGTCCACACATTTTCCACACAAGCAGTGACCGCGTGTGGGAATACATGAACAGGTGGACGCGGTTCAATCACTTTGTGTATCGCCCCCGTGCGATACACGGCGATAACCTGTACTCATTCCCCATCAATATGTTTACCCTGTATCAGTTGTGGGGCGTGAAGACTCCGCATGAGGCACAGGAAAAATTGGCTCAAGTGCGGATTGCGATACCTTCTCCGTCCAACCTAGAGGAGTGGGTGCTGTCTCAAGTGGGCGAAGAGATTTACGAGAAGTTCGTGAAGGGCTACACCACGAAGCAGTGGAACCGCGATCCCAAGGATCTGCCTGCATCCATCATAAAGCGGCTTCCAATTCGGCTCACCTACGATGACAACTACTTTGAAGACAAATATCAGGGCATCCCTGTTGACGGATACACCCCAATCTTTGAAAAACTCTTGAGCGGTATCCCCCTTGAGACAGGAGTTGATTTTCTGAAAGATCGTGAGCGTCTGGAAGGCATGGCTCGAAAGGTTGTTTACACGGGAGCAATAGACGAATTCTTTGGTTCCGATCTTGGCAGTCTTGAGTGGAGAAGTCTGCGGTTTGAACACCAGACGCTACAGATTCCCGACTATCAGGGAGTCGCAGCAGTAAACTATACTGATGCGAAAATTCCGTATACCCGTGTGGTGGAACACAAGCACTTCACTTTTGGGAAACAGGATCATACTGTTGTCACCCGCGAGTATCCGCAGAATTGGGATAGCACAAAAGAGAAGTTCTATCCTGTTGTAGACGATAGAAATAACGAACTGTATATTCAGTACAAGAACAGAATAGACACTGACAGATACATATTCGGTGGTCGTTTGGCAGACTACAAGTATTACGATATGCACCAAGTGGTGGGGTCTGCCCTGACACGCAGCGAAAAGGAAATTAAGCGATGAAAGCACTAGTAACAGGTGGAGCGGGTTTCATTGGATCAAATCTCGTGGACAGATTGATTGCGGATGGTCACGAAGTCACAGTGATCGACAATGAATCTTCTGATGCACATGATCAGTTCTATTGGAATCCTGCTGCCAAGAACTACAAGTACGACATCAATGATTACACAATGGTTCGTAAACTGTATGAAGGTGTGGACACCGTTTTCCACCTTGCTGCGGAAGCCCGTATTCAGCCGTGCATTGTTGATCCGCTAAAGGCTGTGGAAGCCAATATGCTTGGCACAGCCAGCGTGTTGCAGTGCGCTCGGGTCTGTGGTGTGAAGCGTGTGATCTATTCTTCCACCTCGTCTGCATACGGACTGAAGAATACTCCACCGCTTGTTGAAACCATGCCCAACGATTGCCTGAATCCGTATTCCGTGTCCAAGACAGGCGGTGAAGAGTTGTGCAAGATGTACTCTAAACTGTACGGCTTGGAGACAATCATCTTTCGCTACTTCAATGTCTACGGAGAGCGTCAGCCACTGCGAGGGCAGTACGCTCCAGTGATTGGCATCTTCCTGCGTCAACGAGCCGCAGGAGAACCCATGACGATTGTGGGTGATGGAGAACAGCGGCGGGACTTCACCTATGTTGGTGATGTAGTGGAAGCCAACATCAAGGCATCATATTTTGTTGCTCCTGAATATGATATAATCGACAATGGTTCCTGTAAGACTTATCGGGGTTGGAATTGGGGTCAGATTTACAACATTGGCACAGGAACCAACCATTCCGTGAATCAGATTGCTGCACTCATGGGTGGTGAGACTGTAAATATTCCTCCCCGCGCAGGAGAATCCCGAATTACTCTAGCAAATGCAACCAAGGCAAAAAATCAACTTGGGTGGACTCCGAAAGTTCGTCTTGAAGACTGGATTACCGAGCATAAATAACCGTACAAGGAGATCGTGAACAATGTCTACAGTATGCCTCTCTATGATCGTCAAGAACGAAACCAAGATTCTGCATGAGTGCTTGGACTCGGTTCATCCCCACATTGACTACTGGGTGATCGTGGACACAGGCTCCACAGACGGAACTCAGGAGTACATCAAGCAGTACTTTGCCGAAAAAGGTATTCCAGGCGAACTCATTGAGCGTCCGTGGATCAACTTTGGACACAATCGCTCCGAGGCACTTGACCTCTGCACAGGCAAGGCAGACTACGCTTGGATGATTGATGCCGATGACCGGGTGGTCGGAGGATTCAAGTATCCCTACGGCAAGAACCTCACCGCTGACGCTTATGCCATCAAGTGCGGACGCGACCAGTGCGTTTGGTGGCGCAACCAAATCTTCAAGACAGGCATCGGTTGGAAGTATGTGGGCGTACTGCACGAATACGCCCACTGCGAAAAGCAGCCGCTCCATCAGGAGAAGATTGAGGGCGAGTACTATCTTGAGGCGCGTACACTTGGACAGGAGCGCAACGGCGGGGTCACTCCCGTTGAGAAGTACTCCAAGGATGCTGAACTCCTATTGGAAGCCCTCAAGACAGAGCCAAACAATTCACGGTATCAGTTCTATCTTGCACAGTCATACTTTGACTCGCAGCAGTGGGACAAGGCGATTGAGGCGTACTACAAGCGGGTGGAGATGGGTGGATGGGAAGAGGAGTGCTACTACTCGCTGTTCCGCATCGCGCTATGCGAAATCTCCAAAGAGTCGCCGTGGACAACCGTGCAGCAGAAGTTCCTTGATGCCTACGACTACCGCCCATGCCGCGCCGAACCACTCCACGCCATAGCGCGGTTCCTCCGCATGAACAGTCGCCCCCGAGCCGCCTACCTGTTTGCGAAGGAAGCCGCACAGATTCCGTTCCCGCAGCAGGACATTCTGTTCATTGACACCAATGTGTACAAGTGGATGGCACTGGACGAACTGGCTGCCACCGCGTTCTATGTGCATGACTACAACACGGGTCTACAGGCTTGCGAGGTGTTGCTGAAGCAGAACCGCCTTCCCGAGAGCGAGGTTGAGCGCAATCAAAAGAATCACGCGGCATATTTGGAAAAGGTGCAGCAGATTGGGCGTATGCAGCCACAGCAGGCTCCTGTTCCGCAGACTGTTCCCGCCATAAATAAGACGAGAACCTTCAAGCGGAGAAAGTAACAATGGCAAAGAATTCACGGAGCGGAAAAGGCACAGGCGGATTCGCAAGCGCAAAGACCCGCCGCACCCGCAAGGCAGCAGTACTACGCAAGAGCGCAAACCGCGCTCGTAACGCAGCAGCAAAGGCACGGTAATGGCATCAGCGTACTACGACATCAACGCACAACAGCACTCCACGCTCAACTTTCACGCAGAGTATTACGATGACAATGGAAACGCTGTTGACCTGACGGGATACACTGCGCGGTTCCATGTGCGTCCAAACAATGACTCGTCCAAACTGTACCTGATGATTACCACATCAGGCGTGACGAGTGGCGGCTCCACTGGCGAGTTTGGTGCAACCGCTGGCATCAGCGGCAGCGGCGGCATCTCCCTCAACAGGGGTGAAACAGGCGGTGTTTTCACTGGCGGCATCCTCATCACCGCCGATGCCACCACGATGGGTTATGTTCGTTCAGGATCATGGAAGTATTCTTTGGACATCACAAAGGGTGTCACTACGGATGAACTCATGCAAGGACAGTTCGTGGTGGCTCCGAAGAACACCCGATGAAACTGAAGGTAAAAGAAACCTCCTATGCCGCCAATCCCAAGCAGGACGAGGGCAAACTACTGGTGCGTTATCATCAGTTCACCGTGAAGCCCAAGCCGCGTGGAGTGAAGATATACCAAGACAAACTCACCGCCGTGCTGAAGCACGACAGACGCATCGGTGTGCTGATTCAAAAAGTAAAGAACAACAAGATTCTGAAGCAGTGGGATTGACTCCTCTGCTTCTTGTGATACAATCCCCTCAAAGGAGACTTCATCATGGACAAGCCAACACTTGGTTTCTATCTCATTCCCGACACAGGCGCATCAGTTCCTGAATTTGCCACAGACGGCTCTGCGTGTTTTGACATCTGCGCTCGTTTCCACTACGACCGCGAAAACTCGGAAGCAGATTGGGAAGCCCACAAGCCCGTAGTCGCATACGGTCCACAGAATATAAAGAGTGAAATCTATCCCACGCAGGGAGTGCTTGATGTTCCTGCGGGATGGCGATTCCTTGTTCCCACGGGACTCATCCTAGACATCCCTGAAGGCTATTCGGTGCGCCTCCATGCCCGTAGCGGACTTGCCCTGAAGGAGGGCTTGGTGCTTGCGAATGCGGAGGGCGTGATTGACTCCGACTACACCGATGAACTCAAGGTCATGGTGACCGCCATGAGCAACTGCTTGGTGAGCATCCCCAACGGATCGCGCATCTGCCAAGCGGAACTGGTGCGGAATCAGCCTGTGGAGTTCAGCAAGATTGACCACCCGCCGCTGAAGAAGACGCAGCGAGAAGGCGGATTCGGCAGCACGGGACAGTTTTCATGGGACGCTAACAAGGGAGCCTAATATGACACGCGATGAACTACTGAAGTTTCACGAAGAGATCACGAAGCAAGCCCGCGAACTGATGAGCAAGAAGAACCGCGACTACGCTGGCAAGGAAGGAGTTGAGCCTTTTGCCAACTTTACCCGCGTTGAGTCTATGGGCATCTGCAAGACTGAGCAGGGTTTCATGGTGCGGTTAACCGACAAGATGAGCCGCCTGTCCTCTTTCATCCACGCAGGAAAGATGAATGTGCAGGACGAGTCCTTCATGGACACCTGCGTGGATGTGATCAACTACATGGTGCTGCTTGCCGCATATTTAAAAGACAAAGATGCAGAAAATACCTCCAAACCCCTTGACTCAAATATTAGTGGCGGTAAGATTGGGGCATGATCCGACACCTCGGCTACGCTTGCCAAAATCTGTCTCTGTGTGAAGGGCGCAAGGCAAAGGACAGACTCTTCACCGACCGTACCTTGCGTATGGATCGGTTTTCCATAGAGAGGGTGGGGGAACTTGGTGCGCGGAACGCCGCCGACCTTCTCCCCATCCTCGAATGGAATGTAGCCAACGGCATCAAGTTCTTCCGTATTGGCAGCGGGATGTTTCCGTTCATGGATCACCCCACGCTTGGCTACGAGATCACGGACTTACTGCCTGAACACGAAGCCTCCATCCGCGCATCGCTGATCATGGCGGGTTGGTACGCCAAGCAGAACAAGATGCGCCTGTCGTGCCATCCTGGTCCGTACACTTGCATTGCCTCGCCTGATCCCCACACGGTGGAGAAAAGTGTGAAGTCTTTGGCTATGCACTCACTGATTGCCGACATTTTGGGCTACGAGGACGAGTTTGCCATCAACATCCACATGGGCGGCGTGTACGGCGACAAGCACAAGACGGCTGATCGCTTCCTGCGCGAGTTCTCCCGACTTCCCGACAGCATCAAGCGGCGGCTCACCCTTGAGAACGATGACAAGCCCACGATGTGGAGCATGACTGAACTGTACACCCAAGTGGCAAAGCACTGCCCCGTGAAGTTGGTGTTGGACATCCACCACCACCGCTTCTGCCATCGGGAGTCGCTGCTTGAGGCAGCAGACATGGCGTTCCGCACATGGCAGGGGTTCTGTGAAATTCCGAAGGTACACTACTCAGAGTCCAAGGCGGGAGCGCGACCGCAAGCCCACTCGGACTACATTCGTGAAGAAATTCCTCTGCTGTCGGATACAGTAGAGTACGATGTGATGATTGAAGCCAAGGCAAAGGACTTGGCACTGCTTGAATACAGAAAGGTTCACACACCATGTTTGGTTTGATTCTGTCCACCGTTCTCTGCCTTGTTCCCCCCACCGTCGATACCCGTCCTCTGCTTGATGCCATGTATGCAGTGGAGTCCAATCGCGGCAAGAATCTTGTTGGTGACGGCGGGAAGGCGATTGGTCCGTATCAGATTTGGCGTGAGTACTGGCAGGACGCTGTGGAACACGACCCGTCCATCGGCGGGAAGTACGAAGACTGCATGAACAAGGCGTATGCCGAAAAGATCATCCGTGCGTATTGGGCGCGATACGCACCGAAGGGTGCGACCATTGAGCAGTTGGCGCGGATTCACAATGGTGGACCTAAGGGACATAAGCGTAGCGCGACCGTGAAGTATTGGAACAAGATTGTAAAGGAGATGACCAAGTGAGTAACCCATTTGGATATTCGTATTACCTTGATATGTACCGTTGCCGCATCGGTGCAGCCGATGACTTGGAACTGCACTACCGCTTTCTTGAGCGCGTTGTGGACAAAATCGGCATGACCCGCATGAGTCAGCCTTTCGTGATCCATGCTCCCACCCACAACGGTGTGGAAGTGTACCCCAACAAGACAGGGGTGAGCGGTTGGGTTCCGCTTATTGAGAGCGGTATTCAGATCCACTCTATTGAACCAACCCACTTCATCACGCTTGATGTGTACTCCTGCAACAAGTTTGACAAGCAGATCATTCTTGACTACGCACGGGAGTGCTTTGGATTCCAACAGCACGAAGAGCGGTACTTTGAGCGCGGTGTGGGATACGGGAATATCAGATGATTATCATAAAGGATATCAGCAAGTGAAAATATCTTCAATTTATTCGTTCAATGGTGGTGTAGAGTTTATGAACGAACATCATAGTTGTGAGTTAAAACAAATTCAGACAGTTATAGAAAAGATAAATGCTCGTAAGTTTAAAACGAAGGTTAGCAAAGAGAAGACGATCAAAGGAAAACTTCTGTATAGTCAGGCGAAATTGAATTCGGAGTTTAAAAGACTCTTCGGAACACAAGATATTGGTGGTGGGTGGGAAAGAAAAAGAATAGGCTGTGATTATGTTCCTCTTCAGTACAAGGACGGGTTTGTGCCCCAAACCAGATGTTTGAAAGGTTTCAGAGAAATTGATTTTGTAAAATCAAAAGTTGGAGTGGAAGTTCAGTTTGGTAAATATTCATTCATGGTCTATGACATTCTAGGAAAGATTCCAATTTTTAAGAAACTAGGATTGATAGACTGTGGTGTAGAAATAGTTCCAACAAAAAGATTTGCGGAATCTATGTGTACTGGTGTATCATGTTACGAACAATTAGTGTGGGATTTGAACATGATAGGAAACACATCCCCTTCTGTTCCAGTTGTCGTTATAGGAATATCAGATAAGTAGAATTAAGTGGAATAATAGTATATGAACACACACCGCATCATTCTTGGCGATTGTATTACGGGCATGAAGACGCTGCCTGACGGCTGCGTTCAGACTTGCATTACATCCCCACCGTACTTTGGCTTGCGTGACTATGGAACAGGATCGTGGGAAGGAGGCGACATAGAATGCGATCATATTGATACTACTGCAATGGCAGAAAGGCTTCGGCAAAAGAAGTCTATGATTGCTGTTGGTGAACGAATGGATGGCAGTACAAGAACTCGTATTCACGATGAGCAGATTGGACAGGGAATTCAATATAACCATTCTTGCAAAAAGTGTGGCGCAAAACGAGTAGATTCTCAAATTGGTCAGGAGGACACCGTGGACGGCTATGTGCAGAAGATGACCGAAGTGTTCCGCGAGGTGCGCCGCATCCTGCGTGATGACGGTACGCTGTGGCTGAATCTTGGTGACTCGTACATGGCTGCAAAGAATGTTGCACCGCCTCCACAGACCATCGGAGGTCAGCGTGGAATGCCATCGGATTTTGTACCAGGCAATCGCAAGGATCAGAAGGGGCTGAAGACCAAGGACTTGATCGGTATTCCTTGGCGCGTAGCCTTTGCACTGCAAGCAGACGGATGGTATCTGCGACAGGACATTATTTGGAGCAAGCCCAATCCCATGCCTGAAAGCGTGGAAGACCGCTGCACGAAGTCGCATGAGTACATCTTCCTGCTGTCTAAGAAGCCGAAGTACTACTACGATCACGAAGCGATCAAGGAACCACTGGCAGAAAGTTCCGTTTCACGACTACAACAGAACATCCAATCACAAACTGGTTCTACCCGAGCAAACGGTGGAGCAAAGACCAACGGCAACATGAAGGCTGTTGGTAATTTGAGTAGTGGACTAAAAAACAAGCGGTCTGTCTGGACGGTAAACTCAAAAGGCTACAAGGGCGCACACTTTGCGGTGTACCCCGAGAACCTGATTGAGCCGTGTGTGCTGGCAGGATGTCCTGTGGGAGGAACGGTGTTTGATCCGTTCACGGGCAGCGGCACCACTGCTGTTGTGGCACTGAAGAACGGACGAAACTATATCGGGACTGAATTGAATTCTGAATATGTGAAGATTGCGGAAGAGCGGATTAAAGAATCCGTTCCACAAACCCTAGAGGAGATTTTAAATGAGCAAGTTTAAGCCTATTGGAAAATGGATTTGGGTGCAATCGCACCTTGGCGGTCAGAAGGAAACCGAAGCAGGCATCATCTACAATGAAGTAGTGAAAACACAGTACATTTGGGCTACGGTTGTCGGAATTGGTGATAAGATAACGGAAGACATCAAGGTTGGAGACAAGGTTCTGTGGGATCGCACCAAGAACCAAGGTCAGGGACATGATGGCAGGGACATGGTTCATCAGGACTGGATTGCACTCGTTGAGCGTTAAGGAGCATCGTGGACTTCTACACTTCCGTTGACATTCGTGGCAAGAACATCCTGTACCGTGGATGGAAGAACGGGCAGCGTCAGCACCTCCGTGTGCCGTTCTGCCCTACCCTCTACATCCCGTCCAAGGACGCAGGAGAGTTCACCACCATCAACGGCAAGCCCGTGCAGCCCATTCAGTTTGACGGCATCGGGGAAGCCCGCGAGTTCATTGACCGTTTCAAGGATGTCTCCAACTACGACATCTACGGAAACACCAACTTTGTGTATCAGTACCTTTACAAGGAGTTTCCCAATGAAGTCGATTACGACTTCAGCAGCCTCCGCATAGCCAACTTGGACATTGAGACATCGTGTGACGGCGGTTTTCCCACGCCATCCTCTCCCACGGAGCGGGTCATTGCAATCACGATCTCAATGAGTGACAAGACCTATGTGCTAGGCTTGGGAGACTTTCATATTGACGGCGAGGGAGTTTCCTGCATTCCTTATGATGACGAGCAAGAACTGCTTGCAGGGTTCATTGAACTGTGGAGGTTCCTTGATCCCGACATCGTGACAGGGTGGAACATCCGCTTCTTTGATATTCCGTACCTTGTGGCGCGGATGAACTACCTTGAAGAAGGATGGGGGAACTCCCTCTCGCCGTGGGGCAAACTACGCGAGACTGTGGTGAATCGCATGGGACGCGACCAGACCGCGTATGTGATCAGCGGCGTTGCCACGCTTGACTACTTTGAACTGTATCAGACTTTCACCTATGTGAAGCAGGAGTCATACTCCCTCAATCACATTTCCAAGGTGGAGTTGGGCGAAGAGAAACTGTCGTATGCGGAATACGAAACCATTCAGGAGTTCTACACACAGAACTTTCAGCGGTTCATGGAGTATAACTTCCAAGATGTGCGGCTCGTTGATCGCCTTGAATCCAAACTGAAACTGCTGGAACTGGCGGTGGCGTTGGCGTATTCGGCGCGGGTGAACTTTGAGGATGTGTTCTCTCAAGTCCGCACATGGGATGCCATCATCCACCACCACCTGATGAGCAAGGGCATGGTGATTCCGCAGAAGACCGATCAGAAGAAGGATGATCAGTACGCGGGTGCGTATGTGATGAATCCCATCGTGGGCAAGCACGATTGGGTGGTGAGTTTTGACTTGAACTCGCTGTATCCGCACCTCATCATGCAGTACAACATCTCTCCCGAGACAAAAGACACCAATCCCGTGTGGCGGCGCGGAGCCATCTCTCCCGAGTCCATGTTGGCACGGAATCGCGGGGAAGCGGTGAAGGATTTCATTGATCCTGCGGAATATCTGAACTCCGCGAAGGCAGACGGCGTGAGCGTGGCGGCGAACGGCGTTGCGTTCGTGCGCGACCGCCAAGGCTTCCTGCCCGAACTCATGGAGAAGATGTACGCAGAACGCAAGCACTACAAGAGCCTGATGATCGCAGCACAGAAGCGGTTGGTGGACTTGGACAAGAACGCTCCCGCCGAAGAGCGGCGCAAGATTGAGTACGAGATTTCCAAGTACCACAACTTCCAGTTGGTGCGGAAGATTCAGTTGAACTCCGCATACGGCGCAATCGGCAATCAGTACTTCAGATTCTTTGATGTGGCACTTGCGGAAGCCATCACGCTTTCGGGGCAGTTGAACATTCAGTGGATCGGTGACGCGCTGAACAAGTTCCTGAACCGCATCCTGAAGACGGAGGGCGAGGTGTATGTGATCTACATGGACACGGACTCCGTATACTTGAGACTTGGCAAGGTGGTGGATTCGTCTTTCAAGGGCGAACGCGACACGCAACGGGTGGTGGACTTCCTGAACGGATTCTGTGAGCGGGTGATACAGCCACAGATTGAGCGGGAGTTCGCCACCCTTGCGGACTGCATGAACGCCTACTCCAACAAGATGGTGATGGGACGCGAAGTCATTGCGGAGAGCGGCGTGTGGACTGCGAAGAAGCGGTATATGCTGTCGGTGTGGGATGCCGAAGGCGTTCGCTACAAGACCCCGAAGTTCAAGATCATGGGCATTGAGACTGCGCGTTCGTCCACTCCTGCGTATGTTCGCAAGGCACTGAAGACTGCCATTGAGATGGTGCTGATGCGTGACGAAGCCACGCTTCAGGAGTTTGTCCGCAAGACGGAGCGCGAGTTCAAGTCCCTGCCTGTTGAGGAAGTCGCCTCTCCCCGTGGCGTGAACGGCATGGACGAGTACTCGTCACCGCTCACGATCTACAAGAAGGGAACGCCCATCGCGGTGAAGGCGGCTCTGCTCCACAACGCTCTTGTCAAAAAGATGGGCTTGAGCAAGAAGTACCGCACCATCGGTGAAGGCGAGAAGATGAAGTTCATCTACCTGAAGACTCCCAATCCCATCCACGAAGGCGTGATCGGTTTCCCCGTCACCATGCCGAAGGAGTTCGGTCTTCAGAAATACATTGACTACGACACTCAATTCAAAAAGACTTTCCTTGAGCCTCTACGCGCCATCACCGATGCGATGGGGTGGAGTCCCGAGGAAAGAAATAGTCTTGAGTCACTGTTTGCTTGATTCGTTCACTACATACAGTATCTAACCCCTAACAAAAGGATTCGTAATGGCTACAAAGATCGTGAAGGTTCAGACTGGCGAAGAACTCATTGCTTCCGTCACCGAGAATTTTGAAGGCGATACCGTTGTGTCGTATACCCTCAAGAATCCGTGCATGGTTGTTCCCATGCCCACAAAGGGCGGCGGTGCAAATATTGCTGTCGTGCCGTGGATGGCTTCCGTGAAGGAGCAGAAGATGACGGTTCCTGCGTCCTATGTGATGTTCACCGCCGAGCCTGCAACCGATCTTGCAAACGAGTTCAACGGTGCGTTCAACGGGCTTGTGGTTCCCACCGCTGCTTCCGCAGGACTCAAACTCACCACCTGATGAGTACCCTAAATCTTGAATACTTGAAAGGTCTTCTCTCAAAAAGAAAAGACCTGCTGCGGCGTGAAACACAGCAGATGATCGTTGACAAACTTACGCCGTTGGATACAATACGGGCTAACGAGTCCGAGATGATGCTCATTGACGCACAGATGAAAGAATTGGAGAAAGCATGAAACTAAAGGACATTCTGAAGGCAGCAGGAAACAAGTACGCCACCGTAGCCTCTGACGGCTTGGAGGGCAGCGATGTAAAGGGATTCATCTCCACGGGATCGTATGCGTTCAACGCACTGTTGAGCGGTTCCATCCACGGAGGAATGCCTGACAACAAGATCATTGCCCTTGCGGGTGAGCAAGCCACAGGCAAGACCTACTTTGCCCTGAATGTGGTGCGTGAGTTCCTGAACTCCGATCCCAACGCGATGGTCATGTACTTTGATACGGAGCAAGCCATTACCACCGATCTGCTGAAGTCCCGTGGCATTGACACCGACCGCGTGGCTGTGCTGCCCGTGGCTACCATTGAGGAGTTCCGCCACCAGTGCGTTCTGTCGGTGGACAAGTACCTTGAAGCAGACAAGGACTCCCGCCCCCGCATGATGATCGTGCTTGACTCGCTTGGAATGTTGTCCACCGAGAAGGAGATGAACGACACCGCAGAGGGCAAGAATACCCGCGACATGACTCGCGCACAGGTGGCAAAGGCAGCGTTCCGCGTCCTGACCATCAAGTTGGGTCATGCACGGATTCCCCTGCTGATGACGAACCACACCTACGATGTGGTGGGCGCGTATGTTCCCATGAAGGAGATGGGTGGCGGCAGCGGTCTGAAGTATGCCGCTTCCACCATCATCTACCTGTCCAAGAAGAAGGACAAGGTGGACAACGAGGTGGTGGGCAACATCATCCACTGCAAGGCACACAAGAGCCGACTCACCAAGCAGGACAAAATGGTGGATGTGCAGTTGAATTTTGAAACTGGACTAAACAAGTATTACGGACTGCTTGACATTGCGCTGAAGCACGGTATCTTTACGAAGGTGTCCACGAAGATTCAGTTGCCCAACGGCAAGACCGTGTTTGAATCGCAGATCAACAAGAACCCCGAGAAGTACTACAACGAAGACATCCTGCGGGCTATTGACATTGCCTGCAAGAAGGAGTTCTGCTACGGCAAGAGCGAAGCACAGCAGGCAATGGATCGTCTGGCTGAACTTGATGAGGAACTTGGACTAAATGAGTCAAACTGAAAAAACGATCCTGTCGGGACTGCTGAACGATCCCGAGTTCTGCAAGAAGACCATTCCATTCTTGCAGGAGGAGTATTTCCTTGATCGCGTGGATCGGGCTGTGTTCCGATCCATCAAGGATTTCGTGAATCAGTACAAGGGCATTCCCACAAAGGATGCCCTGCTTATTGCACTTGAAGACAACAAGGGATTGACGGAGGACGAGTTCTCCAAGTGCAAGAGCCTCGTAGGAGACATGGGGAAGTCCGCCAAGCAGGACACGCAGTGGTTGAGCGACACCACCGAGAAGTTCTGCAAGGACAAAGCCATCTATAATGCCATTCTTGAATCCATTCAGATCATAGACGGCAAGGACAAGGCACGGACTCCCCATGCTCTCCCCGAGATTCTTTCAAAGGCTCTCGCGGTTTCTTTTGACACGAATGTGGGACACGATTTCCTTGAGGACTACGAGTCTCGCCATGAGTTCTACCACAGGGTGGAGCGAAAGGTTCCGTTTGACTTGGAGATGTTCAATGCCATCACGAAGGGCGGTATCTCTCCGAAGACCCTGAACATCATCATGGCAGGAACAGGCGTGGGCAAGTCGCTATTCATGTGCCATCATGCGGCTGCGTGTCTCATGCAGAACCGAAATGTGCTGTACATCACGCTTGAAATGGCTGAAGAGCGCATTGCGGAACGCATTGACGCAAACATCATGGACATCACGATGGATGAACTTCAGGACTTGCCGCTTGAGATGTACGAGAAGCGACTGAAGGGTGCGACTCGTGGCGTGAGCGGCAAACTCATCGTGAAGGAATACCCCACCTCCTTTGCGAATGTGAATCACTTCCGCATCCTGTTGGACGAGTTGCGACTGAAGAAGCAGTTTGTTCCCGACATCATTTTCGTGGACTACATCAACATCTGCTCGTCTGCACGGTTCAAGCACGGCAACAACATCAACTCGTATGGCTACATCAAGGCTATCGCAGAGGAGTTGCGTGGTCTGGCGATGGAGCGGGATGTTCCCATCGTGAGTGCCACACAGGTGAACCGCGCAGGGTTCTCGTCCACCGATGTTGACCTGACCGATACTTCAGAATCATTCGGCTTGCCCCACACGGCAGACCTGATGATTGCCCTCATCACCACCGATGAGTTGGAGAAGGCAGGACAGATCATGGTGAAGCAGTTGAAGAACCGCTACAACGGCAAGGCTGCAAACAAGAAGTTCATCGTGGGCTTGAACTATGCGAAGATGAAGTTCTACGATATTGACAGCAGCGTTTCGGAAGACCTGATGGATGCAAACATCCAAAAGGGCGAAGGTGACGGATACGGATCAGGATACGGTGCCAAGGACTTCACGGCGAAGTTCGGCAAGAAGCGTGATACGAGTGATTGGAATATTTGATGTCCACCTACATTGACAAGAAGTACATCAACATGGTGTCTCCCCAACTTGAGCGATTCAAATGGAAGACCCAAGCACTTGCAAATTGTCGCTGCCCCGTGTGCGGAGACTCGCAGCGCAACAAGAGCAAGGCGCGTGGTTTCTTCTTCCCCAAGAAGAACGACTATTTCTACAAGTGTCACAACTGTGGAGTGGGGCATTCCGTATACCGATTTTTGGAAATCGTGGCTCCTGCTCTGGCACAGGAATACGCGCTTGAACGGTGGCGAAACGGGGAGAACGGCAAGAGCAACTATGTGAAGCCTGTGGAGGCGGCTGTAGCCCTTCCAAAGGCACAGATACGGCTTCCTCCCGTGTCCACCCTGCCTGAAACGCACCCTGCACGACAATATTTGGAATCGCGCAAGGTTCCCCACACAGATCGGTTCTATTTTTCAAAAGCATTCGGAGATTGGGTGCGCTCCATTGACTCTACATATACTACCGTTCCGAATGACGAGCGTATCGTCATACCATTCGTGAACAAAGCAGGGGAACTCCTCGCGGCGCAAGGACGCTGCTTGAGCGGTTCCAAAAATTCAATCCGATACATTACCGTGAAGTTCACCAAGGACGGACGAGCGGTCTACGGCGAAGATCGGTTGGATTAT